ATGCAACAAGAAACGACATCATGGTACAAACAAGAATGGTTTATAGTTTTATCACTTTTATTCATTTTTCCACTAGGTTTATTTCTCATGTGGAAATTTAGCAAGTGGCCATCTATTGCAAGAACAATCATTACTGTTGCAATTTCAGTTATCGTATTAGCAAGCATTACCTATTATGGTAATCTACAAATGATTGTACCAGCAACATCAAATTCAAATAACGAAACTAAAGAAACTACAGAGAATAATGTAAATGATAAAGACGAGCGAAATCATAAAACTGCAGTAGAAGAAACAAAAACTAATTATGACTCCACCAAAGAAAATACTAAAGAACCTGGAAAAGAAAATGAATCTGCAACACGATTGGAGAACTCTGCGCTTGAAAAGGCAAAGTCATATTATGATGATTTTCACATGTCTAAACTAGGAATTTATGATATTTTAACATCTGAATATGGAGAAAAATTTGATAAAGAAGATGCACAATATGCTATAGATCATCTAGAGGCTGATTATGAAAAGAATGCACTTGAGAAAGCAAAATCATATGCCAAAGATATGCATATGTCTAATGACTCAATTTACGATCTTTTGGTGTCTAACTACGGTGAAAAATTTACAGAATCAGAAGCAAAATATGCTATTGAGCATTTGGATAATTAAGTTTACGGACGAGTTACTTTCTCGTCCTATTTTTTAGCATCAAGAGAAGAACAACGAGAATGAATGTGAAAAAATTAATATAACATGGTCTTATGATTTTAGATGTAAAATAAGAGCTATCGTAAAAGAGGTTATAAAACTAAAAAGTAGCGTATAAGACAATGCAACTTAAATACAATGAAATAAATAAGAACCAACTCATTTCGTCTGAAACACCGTTTCTAGAAAACTTTCAAGATTGTATAAAAATTAATAAAAAGAACAAAATATCACAATCAACTTTAAACTGTTATTATAATGCATTAAATATCTTTGATGAAAAGTTTGGCAATACAGCTATTAAAAATTTTTCACAACTTAAATATAGCGAAATGTTAAAAGAGTATGCAGAAGGTCACATTATTGGTGGACATAAAAAAGACATACGAAAGCAAGTGTTCAAAAATTAAATAATTGCTTTTCACAAGCTTTTAAAGATGCGTTAAATGAGGAAATAATTGAACGTGATCAAACTTGGAACGACCCTATCTATGAAAGGAAACCTACAAAAAAAGAAGAAGATAAATTCATGTCTTTAACTGAATACAGGAAATTAAAATAATTCTCAACTTGTAAAAATGAATTATCATATTTAGCAATTTTTATACTTATAGCTGCAGGTGGACCTTTTGGAGAGGTATAAAATTACAATATAACGATATAGATTAAATCAATAGTACTATTCATTTAAGAAGTACTATGACAAAATCAGCTAATAAAATCATTTCAATTGCTATAAAAGATATGAAACATATACAAAATGTTTTAAACAGACTATTACAGATTTCTGCCAAAATAAAAAACATACCTTTTAGTAAAATGGTTAAAATTTTGATATCGACATCTACGAAATGATAATAAACACATAGGAATTATCGTTATATTAATTAGTTAAAATGATAGTATGAGTATAGAACACAATAAGGAGGAATTCTAATGAGAAAATTATTTCTATCAATTTTATCTATTATAATAATTTCAAGTTTTTTGTGTTGCAACAGGGTTTCAAAACGTTAATGCTGCAAATAATGAGGTGAGCAAACCTCAAAGTAATGTGGATAGTAAAACTAAACAAAATATTATTAAAAAAATAAAAAAATCTAATGCTTATAAAAAGCACGCTAATTCAACTTCTATTGACTCAATAAAAGATGACGATATTATTGTTCATTTGGATAAAGGTAAAAACACCAATGTATATTCTATTAACTATGTATTTGGTAAAAAATTAGCTAAAATGAATGATAACCTTGCAATGATTGAATTAAAATATAACGAAGCAAACAATGAAGTTTTCTACAATCATATGATGTATTCAAAATTTGTTAAATATAATAATAAAGAATATATTAATATGAAAGGCATTTTAAATGGCAAACCTTATTATGAATTTAATATAGATCAGAAAGGTCATTACTACGATAAAAACTTTAAACATACCTCTAAAGATGAAATCGAAAAAGATTCTGCTAAAAACTTACCACCTAAAGAGCGTGGTTGGTGTGAATGGGCAGTAGGAGCTTTATGTGGTACCGGTGGAGCTGCAGGTTGTTGGGCAACTGCTACAGCTTTAGGTATTACTACTGGTTGGGGAGGCTTTTCATTAGCTACAATTTGTGGTCTGATAAGCTCTCTAGGCTGTACTGGTGCAACCAACTATATTTGTAAATAAGGAAAAGGTGATTACATGGCAATGTTTATAATGATATTTCTTTTCACGTATTCAATTATAATCACTTTAATGTATTTTAATAAAAAGAAATAACACTTTTAAAAGCGACTTTTTAGTCGCTTTTTTTGTATAAAAAAATAAGGTAGCCATAGCGACTACCCTTGTACAATGACCTGGTAATTTAATTATATCATTTCCAGTCTATTTTACCCCAATATTACTCATTTTTTATTTTTTGTTGTTTGTTTATAATTTTACTAACGGCTCAATAGAAATGTTTATTACTTGAACCTGGTGCTTGATATTTAAAGTGGTGCCACCAATATCCATCTTTTTTAATAACTTGGTCGAATTTAACCCAATCTGTCTTTCTGTATAATCACGAGCCACTTTCAACAATAGCGCCATTGATACCTAGCGACCTTCTAACTCTAATACCACTTTTAGGTGCGTTAGGGTAGAAAGTACCTCCCCAGTTCCAAGTTATCTTTTTGCTAGATGGGTTGCTTTTTAGTGCGTTTATTTGTCTACCATTGATAGCCTCTGCAAGTCTCTTAGTAAAACTGTTGATGTTCTTAGTTATATAGTCCATGTCTTTTTTACTAGTGATGAAACCTAACTAAATTAATCTATAATTTAAATTAAGTTGTCCGGTAATATTAGCATTTAACAAATCGTTTCTAGGTGTCACACCTCTAATTTACCAACCATCTTACCTAGACACCTGCACAAAAAGAAGATGAAAAGTTTATGAGCATAGAAAATTTTGTAAATTTAAAGAAGTATGTATCTGATCCCCCTATTCAATCATATGTATTTGTTTATATTTTAATCGTCACTGGAGGTCGCTTTGGAGAAGTTCAAAAACTAAGTAGAAGTGATTTAGATTATAAAAATAATACAATACACTTACCAGGAACGAAAACAGAAACTTCAGATAGAACTGTAGATATACCTGCTGCAGATATGAATATGTTAAGAAAAACATTATCTAAAATGCCAGTGAGTTTATCAAATCAATTATTCAGTACAGGTGTAGGATTGATTACACACAATGCTGTATCTAAAGTGTTACAAAAATTTTGTTTAGAAAATAAAATAGGTAAATATACTTTGCATAGTATAAGACACACGCATTGTTCTTATTTACTACTCAATGACGTATCTATCTATTACACTTCAAAGAGATTAGGTTACAAAAATATTAAAACTACTATGGATGCATATTTCGCATCTATTAGATGAAGTAGAGCAGACAGAAAGAGAAAAAACAGTGAATGTATTGGAAAATATGAACGGGAACGTAATTTAATTTTGCGGGGACGTTTTTATCAATTTAACAATATAGAGGAATGTTACGGGAACGTTTAGTTTGACTTACGAGGTTTAACGAAAGTTAATAAGATATAACAAAACCCCGTCAAATCAACGTTTTGTTTCACGAGATTTAACGAGGTACAAACAAATAACGGAGAGTGAGGGATAAAAATAAATTTCTAAATAAAACTAAATAGCCATAAATACAGTGTTTTCAAAGATTTATTTTCTAAATAGAACTAAAAGATTATAACTATTTTGACACGTATTTGACACGTGTACACAAAAAACACGCTCAAATGAACGTGGTTTAGAATATAATATTAATTTGAAATCAGGAACAATGACTATTATACAATAAAAAAACAGGGTAGCCATAGCGACTACCCATCTGTGAAATGACTTGCAATTGAATTATAACACAGTTGCGATAGAAATTGTTGGCGTTCGCAAAAAATAACCACGCTCATAATGAACGTGGTAGCAAAAATTATAAAGGAGTAAAAAAGATTAAATTGTATGTAATTTAATTATAGCACAGACCGTGTAACCAATGTAGTGTTAAACTATGTTTTTTTAATATCAATCTAACATCTTCATATTATAGACATAATTAATTGTAATTTATAAAAGGGTAGCCAAAGCGACTACCCTTGTATAATGACGTGGTAATTTAATTATATCACAATTATTTAATTGTCCCCCACAACTTACCTAAGCTATCTGTATTTTTGTTCCATGTTCTTACTGCTAACCACACATCTTTACCATTGTAGGCTGTATAACTAATCCAAACATGACCGTCTTGTTTACATACAGTATCGTATCTTACAGTTTGTCCAGGTTGTAATACGCCACTCACAGGGCAACTTCTAAATGGCCCTACATAATGTGTTTTGATTGGAGTATTAGGTGTAAATGTTGCGTGTTCTGTTTTATAATAAGTTCCATATTTATTTACTTTCCAACCATTCATATCTCGTCTGTTAGCCGGAGTAGAAGCACTGCCAGGCTTGTTTTTCACTGTAGTAATCTTAGGTTTATCGCCTTTCATATAAGCTCTAATTTGCTTAATGAAGTAATCTTTTAACTTGAGTTGTGTTGCCTTAGTCCATGCTTGTTTTGTTGGATCAATACCAGCATGCAATTTAGCTGAACGATGAGGACAAGCTGTATAACTAAATTCGTTGTGTAAACGTACTGTGTTTCTGTTAGCTGGTAATCCCCACTTTTTAAGTTTATGCGCTGCGAATTTAAGAGCTGTTTGTTCATTTTTAAGGAAATCTTTATCTCCAACGTACATTGATTGGTTAACTTCGATTCCGTAGAATTCGAAATTACCCGAACCTGGTTGAACACCATCTGATACATGCCAAGCAATTCTATCTTCTGATATAGCTTCCCAAATACCGTTTCTATCAGCGTATGCATGAGCTATACCTCTTGCTAATCTATTGTAATCAGCGTTTACTAGATTGTTGTAGTATTGCTTTGAATTCATTGTGCCGGCATCGTTATGAATGACTACACCTTTAGGTTTATGACCTCTCTTAGTCATAGTCCAACCTTTTATATGATTAGCGTTAACTTTGATGCTACTACTTTTCTTAATTGACTGTTTAGGAGCTGATTTTGCATCTTTTTTAGGTGCTTCTATTTCTTTCGCTACAGGTGGAACAATAAAGTGTGTTAAACCATAATAGTTATCCCATCGTAAGCTAGGTTTTTTATTAGCCCAACCATTCCAATTTTGTTCTAAAATTTGGAAGCTATTCGTATTACCGCCATTATATACAATACCAATGTGGCCATCACGTGAATAGGTTCCAGCTGTATATACAGCTATCCAACCTTTTTTGGGTATCGTTGACGGTTTATTTTCTACAATCTTCCACCCTTTAGGGAATTTATTCATTATAGAGCTTTTAGCATCGCCCCACATCTCTGTTTGATTATCAGTTAACCACATTACATAATCTATCGCCAAATCCATACACTGTGCGTGATAAGCACGATCTTTATCAATGCATCCTGGTTCCATAGCACCAAAGGAAGCGTCATAACTCGTCCATTCTTTCACTCGATACGGACTATCTACTACACCGTTTTTATAATCTCTTAAACGTTTATTGATTTGGGAATGTGTTTTCATCTGGAGCGCCTCCTCCGCCATTATCAAATTCAAATTCTTCTTCGTCAGAATCGTCAGTGAATGGTTCGTTAGTATCGAAATTTTCAGGTTTTACTGCGCCTGATTCACTCTTAAACTGTACAGGGTGAGTATTTTCATTACGCGGTTTGTTTAATTCGAAGTCAATATCAGCGTCTGAAACTCCCTTAGTATTAGGGTTAGTTACAACACCTAAAGCTACAAGTATTGTAATAATACTTCCCAGAATACTACTGATTGTTTCAAGTTGACTTGATATATCTATACCAAATGCTTCGGTTACTTGTTTTGCAAATAATAATACAGCACCAACTAAAGCAGTTAATGTTGTTCCGTTCTTAAAACGATTAATCCAGTTAATTTTCAAAAAATACATCTCCTTTATAGTAAAATAAAAGAGCCTAGGATTTATGTCCCAGACTCTAATATATTAATTTAAATGTTTACGTGCTTCTTTAGGAATGTCATCTTTTTTAACTTCTTCATAACTTTTAACTGTATCTAATTTTTGTTTAATTTTTAAATAGTGATTGAGTTTTAGTCTTTTCATTCCTACATATTTGATTTTTTTACTGTTACCTTTTTTATCATAACCTGTTGTTTCGTATACATGAGTTTGATCTGCATCTTCTTTAGGCTTTTCTTTTACTGGTTTAGTAGTTTTTACGTAATATTCTTTTGTCGGTTCAAGAGGATTCCTCATATTGAAGCTTTTTATACTTTTATTATTTGGATGATGATCACCGTAAATTCTCAATCCGAAAAGTAATCCTACTACTAATAATATAATGACTATTATAGGAATTAATAAAATTTTCAATCCTTTCATTAACGAACACTCCTTCAATTAGAATACATATTAATTGTAGGAGAATCCTTATTAAGTTACATTTATCTAATCTTACAAGATAACTTTACAACCTTTCATAGTTGAAAGATTTTAAAATTATATATGCCTTACTATGATTTTTTCTTTAAATACCACTTTAATTAATCACATTTTTTAAAAAGTCGAACAATGGGTGGATAAGCCAAGCCACACCACCTCCACCAACAAATATACCGGTAGCTTTTAAAATAAACTCTTTATTTTCTTTACCTTTCTCTTTTGCTTCTTGTTCTTCTTGACTTAAATGTTCCCTAAACATTCGAGCATCTTTTTCGACGAGAGACAATCGTTGACCTTGTTCTATGATTTGTTGGTTTGTCTTTTTCTGTTCAGCACTCATCTCTTTAGTTGCATCTACCATTTGATTAAGTGTAGGTTTAAATTCTGCTAATAGCACACTTAAATTGTTATAATTATTCGTATGTTTTTCATCGACTTCTCTTATTCTTTTATGAATCTCATCCTTATCGTCATAGTAACTTTGAGGTAACTCATTGTTTGGCATAATGCAACACTCCAAAGTAAGCATAACCACCACACGTTAAAGTAGTTAAAAAGTAAATAAGAGGTGACATCCAATTTAAAGAATCACTAATACCAGCTAACGTAATGACAAAGAAAAACACAGAACAAATAATCCCTCCTAAAATAAGAGTGATACTATAAACTTTGTTAATATTCCTATAAGGTAAAGCCATAGCTGCAATTGCTAAACATAAACCTCCTATAAAGAATGGAATACCCCAAATACTTAAGGGTATTATTTCATTAATACTGCTATACAATGGACTTTTATCGACTTGAGTTTCAGAAGCAAATATAAAAAAAGAACCTCGAGCCATACCTATTGTTCCAATAAATAATAAAGAAATAACATTAATATATTCCATTTCAGTCATACGGTGTATTTTCTTCATGTTTCTACCCACTTTCTATCATTAAGTGCAGCACAAATAGCATTAGCATAATAATACATATCTTCTGTCCAATTATGTGTATTTTCTCTATTCTTTTTACTAAAATCGTTTCGACTAAAAAATTCTTTTCTTTGTTGAGTTGATATTTCAATCTGTACACCCATGCCATAGGCATTTTTATTAGTTATATTATTAATTTCTCTGCCCGCAATTCTGTCAGGAGCAGCTTCCACATTAAAACCTGAAACTTTTAAGTTGTGAGTAATAAGTGATATAAGTCTTTCATCTAGTCCACCAATATAACTATTCGCTTCACTGCTTGAATAACCATGTATGGCTATCGTTACATTCATAAATTGATTCCAATATAATAAATTGGGGTTATCATAATTTGTTGAAGTGACGTGTAGAGTTCTATTGTTTTTCGGTTTTAAACCTTTAAAAGTAAAATAGTTTGCATTCGATAATTCTGCAACCAATAACGCTAATTCAGAAGTGCCACACTCTATACCGCCTCCGTGTATAGCAGTTATAAGTGATTTACTATTTCTATCTTGTGTCTCAATCATCCAATCTTTTTCATTCCTCACAAGTTCAGTCATAGATTTATAAGTATCCATCACTTTATTCACCTCCTTTATCTATCATTCTTATTTCTCCATAAATATAAGCTTCACGATTTACTGACCACTGATCGCTCTGAGAAATATAAACTTTAACATCTCCATTAGGTTCAATAGTTAACTGAGCACCACAAGCTTTAACAGGCACCGTTCTTAGGAACGCAGTTTGCGTACTTGTAATTAATTCACTCGGTAACTTCGCTATAACAGTTCCACTTTTAAAAGTGTCAGCATTAATTCTTAAAATCACTTCCTTATAGTCTTGATGTTGAATGATTTTATAAGCGCAATTAAAACCATTTTGTCCTTCAGCTTTATAATGCCTATTTTTTATAGCTCCATTAATCAAATCATATTCAATCCAGTCTGAAGATTCAGGTAACTTTTCTTGTATTTCAGTAATGCTTTTACGATGTTCATCAATTGTGACGTATCCCTCTTGACTTAACACATTTTCAATATTCCTAACTTCGATTCTTAAATCTTTTAAATATTGACTTCCTTTTGTGTCAATTTCGTTGTCATATTCTTCATAAAGATTTTGAATTGTATTTTTTAGCCGCGTTAAGAGATTCCTCGACGTCTTTTATACTTTTACTATGTTGTTGATTAAGTTTGTCCAATCCTTTTTTTGTTTCAATCTGAATCTTTGTAATTCCTTCATCACTTGCATCTTTCACTTTAACAACGTAATCTTCTAAATTATCTAACTGTTCTTGTATTTCAGTGGCTCGTGCATTAATTTGTCTTTTTAATTCATCGAACATACGGATATATTTAATTTTAGTTGCACCATTAATTTTATTTATTATTGCGTCACCCACTTCGAATTCAAATTCAGTTAAAACTGCAGTTGATGATTTATCGCTATCTACCTGATTTTGATGGTTAATCGAAATATATATTTGACCTATAACAGTTGTATTCGTTGAAGCTTGTAAGAATTCAATAGGTATAGTTACTTCAATAACACCATTTAAAGGGTCAATAAAACGTACATTTTCTACTACTTGATTAGAACCGTTAGAGGACTCAAGATATATATACGTTTCAGTGTTTTCTTCACTAATTAATAAAGGCTTTTTGTTTTTAGTCACATAAAACCTTAAAACAGCAGTTTTATCATCTAAATTATAAAAACCGATACCTTCATCAGATATCGGTTTTAAGAAAGGCTCGTTTTTAACTTCAATTTTACCAATCTTTTTTAATTCCATTATTTATCCTCCCCATTTATGACGTTTCTTAAATCATCATCGTATATAGTATTAGGGTAAATTTGTGTGAACGTATCTTCTTTAAGATTACCGTATTCTCCAGATTTTAATATCTGAATAGAGTTAGCAGAATGCGTAGGAGTGAACTTCGCAAATAATTTAATTTGTTTGATTGTTACAATACCAGCACCTTTTTTCTTAACATCTAATACTGGCATTACTGTATCAGTACGTTTAGTACCTGGTTCAGTGATCGTCGACATTTGAACACCAGCAGCAGCATATATAGGGAAAGTCGTATTTCCTTTGTTGAGTCTATGTTCAATTGAAAATAGATTACGTTTTCTACTTTTACCAAACCCAAAGAATGGATGATAATTTTGAACAATATTAGGACTAATCCCCACTGTAACATCTCTATCAACGTTTATAGTCACATATCCATAGAGCTCTACAAATCCATTTGCTAAAACTTTGAAACGCTGCTGACTCATCATTATACGTTGCCATTCATTCCTTTCTGCACGTAGGGTAATGACTTCAGATGTTTTATTGTTAAATCTATCATCATATATCATAACTTTAATAAAAGGATCTAAAGATGTTTGACCATTTTGATAAGATTCAAATTGTGCCATTCTAAAAATTACATTACCTACCCAGCGTACTGAACGTCTCATTTCTTCGGGACTTTTCTTTTCACCGACACGTTTTTCATTTATTTCTGAAAGATATGACGTTGTTTTATTTCGGATACCTACCCAATTACTAAAAGATGATAATGTACTGGAACCCCAAACAACGAGATCTCCCTTACTTTTTAAATTGTTAATGAGATGTGTCATATTATTATTTTTTTGATTGGCCCAACGAGGATAAAATAAACAGTAATCATTATTTACAGAAATAATATCATGCAAATCTAAATGAGCAGTCAAGTTATCTATACGTTGAACTAAGCTGCGCATATTTTGTGATTCCTTTTCAGAAAAGGGACTTTTACCTTTGAAGTTAGATTTATCAGGATCTGTCCCTTTACCTGCCTTCCAGTTATAATCAAAATTTCTGTTTAAATCTACATTGTTCACATTCTCTCTTTTTTGATTTGCGAATCCCCACGGGTTAACCATAGGAATATAAATTAAACGTACATTTTTTCTTAAGTAAGTTAATTGAGGATACTTTTCCCATTGATTGACCAATAGATTGAGTATATGGCACATATCAAAAAATCCAGTAGTTTCATTACCGTGTATACATGAAGTAATAAGTAACGTTTTATTGTAATTTTGTGGTTCAAACGTAAATTTGTACACATTATATTTTCCTGATGTATCTTCTCCGACAACTTCTTTTGTAACGTATTGATTATCAACTAAAGGGTTTAAAAATGCTTCAATATGGGCTTCTGGTTCCCAATTATTTGGTGTCCCATTTTCTCCTAATCTATTTCCTGGTATATATGGAGGATTCCAAATAAAGTCAACTGCACCATTAGAATGTATTTCTTTATCTAATTTTCTGTTAATTCCTAAAAAGTCATGAAGCAGTCTTTCTTGCAACAAGGGGTGCACGGTACCATCTATTGATACTCTGGCTTGTTTTGTTTCAGCTATACCGTCTCCATTTGCTCCTAAAACAAGCCCATTAATATTACCGTTAAGATAATCCAAAAATGCAGAAACGTTTGTATTTCTATAATCAACCTGCATGGCTTGATGTGCATGATGCTTAGTTTCTGTGTGTGCGCGATGCTGATGATCTAATTCATTATAATAATTAAGTATTGTTCTAAAATTATTTATCATCTTGGTTCTAAATGTGTGTCCTATTTGAATAGGAAAGTCTAAAGTTAATAACATTTTATGAACCTCCTTTTATTCCTTCTCTAAATGAGATATTATCTTTTTAAGTTCTTCATTTTCTTTTTCCAAATTTTCTATTTTATCTAAGTAAACACCTAAACCGATGACTGCCTCTATGTGCGTGACTGGAAAATATTCTTCTCCATCTCTATCTTGTAGATATCTTATCGATACTTCTTTACTCATCAATCAATACACTTCCTACTGTTTCGTTATATTCCTCTAACACATTTAAAGAATAGTCACTAGTTTTGAATCCTTTTTTCATAAGATTATTAACCTTTCTTAATCTACGATTGAACTGTGATTGCATTTTTATAATATCTTTCTGAGCATTACTGAATTCCACTTCAATAGGCTGCGAAACAAGGGGGTGATATTCAGTAAGTTTGACAACTTTTAAATCAGTATTAAATCCGATAGGTTTGTGTATAAATCGAATAGTATTATTTTCATGAATACTTTCTAATCCTAAATAATTCGTTGCTACTTCGATTGTTGGAATATCATCAAGTGTTTCTTTTAATTTCTTCTTTAACTCTGATTGACTTGTAATATTATCATCATATATTGTAGGGGCTTCTGATTTACCATATTGTTTATAATATGGAGACTTATATTCAGCATATACATGATAAATATCTTTACCTTTAAGAACTGCAGTTAGATTTAAAACACTACTTTTACTCGTACCAACATACATGACTGGATTAGACTTCTTATAATCAATACCAGTTTTTTTCGATTTAAAAACTCCTCTAAAAGAATGTTTACCTTTTGATAACCCTTTAGCTAAAATCACTTTTTGCGTCGAAGCATGAGCGCTGTAACAATCAAAAGTCCCTTTCGACTTATCATCAATAAATACTTCGATAATTCCACCTTTAGGTCCTTTTTTTAGATTCCAAGTTAAGGTTTCATTTCCCCACTTACAATCAAATGTCTTATAAAAGGAATCTCCTATATGTTCAGTAGACCAAGTCCCTTCTTTATTAAAATTTCCAGAGTATGAGAAGTCTTTAGGCTTTATAGGTTTATAGTTTTTCGTTTCGGATTTTGACTTTTTCTTTCCATATCCTTGAATATAGGTGCGTAATTCAGTTGTGATTGTTTTAGCCGAAACCGAACTATTATTATATTTATAAACTAATATTTCATCTGATTTTTTATAAAAATTATCAGGTGTATAAATATGGAAAGTTTTATTATTAGCAAAAAATATATAGCCAAAATACTCAGCACCTTCAATAAGATGTTCTAAACCATTTTTATCTCCTAACTGTTCAATATATTTACTCTCATTAAATTTTCCATGTAACTTATAATCGAAATTAAGTTTATTATTTTTGAATGCAAAATCAAGGTACTCTTTAACTTTCATGTAAATTTTTGCTTCAGTCTCATCTTCATCATTCAGTGACTCATCATCTAAATCTTTAGGTACATAATGATTTTGAAATTCCATAGAAATATGCTTAGCCTCAATTTCATTAAGTATTACACCTTCTTCATACTTAAGCTCAGTCGATTTAATGACATATTTCTGGCCCTTCCAAACTAAATAATTTTCATTAATCAAACTATCAAATATATCCGCGTTAACATTAGTTTTATAAGCAGTGAGAGATATGGATCGCTCATTATTTTGTTCATATTCATATTTAAAGGAACCAAAGTCAAAGTCATTAACAATTTCCGAAAATGTCCCTTCTCTATTCATAAATATTAGATTTTCCAATATTCTCACCTACCTATAGATGTAATTAAATATAAATTCTGTTTTAGGACTATTGGATATATTGTGACCTCTAATTAAAATTTCATTCCAACCCGGCGCTAAAGTAATAAAATCATAATTTGTGTCTTTACCAACTCTTTTATTATTAATATAAGGATGCACTCCTATAATAGAAACCGTATTACGCTTTTTGAGCGGTTTTTTATATTCAAATATATCATTTGTGGTTAGATTAACGATTTCAAATCCATAAGGTGCTGTAAGTGTGCAATTAATATTTAATTTGTGTCTTAATAAAGGGTTAATAGTATCTTTAGAACCGTTAAATATTTTAAAGTAACGAATATTGTGTTTATATTTAACTTCATCACTTCCTATAACACCTTGTTCAAATTGCCAACTTTCATCAGTCCAACTAAATTCAGAAGTATCTTTTAATGATTCTGCATATCCTTTGTAGACAGAGTAAGTCACCTCAATAAGTCCAAATTGACTTGTTAGGTTTTCATTACTCACTCCTTCTGGTATAACTGCATACTTTTTACCTGGCATATCTGAATGCCATACGAAATAAGGATCTCTCCTATTTATCAATTGACGTAACTTTTCTTTTGCTAATCTATATTCTTTATAATCCATGCCTTTATATGAAAATCTCAGTATCAAATTAAAAGGACCGAAATTCATCGGTCCTTGTAAAACGCCATCGCTACCATTAACTTCAATCTGATTGGACTTCCTATCTAAATCCTCTTCTTCAAATTCTAGAAACTTAAGATGAGGAATATCCGTTAGTGTTTCTTCGAAATGATCGTTAAATATTTTTACTTTTTTATTTTCCAATTTATAAACCTCCCTGGCTATAAGCAGCGAGTCTTAACCTTGAACCTTGTGCCTGACTTACATCGCGTTCTGAAAACCCTTTCGGTTGTTTTTCAATAGTTTTATTACTTCGTGCTATTTCCATTAACACGTTTATTTGTTTCTGTTGATTTTCTATCATTTGTAGTAGTAATTCTGCATTATCAACTGTATTACTAGTAACACTAGGTGTACGTAATTGGTTAGGTCGTTTATTTCTGTTATTTCCACTAATTTTACTTGCAGCAAGATGTAACAATTTCATCGCATCTGATTGTCTGCTTGGATCTGTAGGGATTACAATTTCTGGATAACCCCCTTCAGCAAGTTGATACATTCCCGAGGTATTAATAACTCCGCCTGTAGCATAAGCAAAGTCACCAGCTCGTTTAAATGCGCTTCTCCAACTCCCCATAATAGGGACCCACTTACCTACAATGTAACGCATAGCAGATATAGCTTCGTCAGTTGGATTTAAGATGTTTCCGTGTCCTGGTTTAGCATATGCTCTAAAAGATGGTTCAATCATTTGGAACATACCTTTAGAAGGTATTCCGGCTCTAGCATTGCTATCCCAGTTATTAACTGCTCCCGCCTGGAAATTAGATTCACGCTTGGCAACTCTCATCATTTGCTCGGTAATATAAGACGATTTATAACGTCCACCTAAAATAGATTGTGCTCTTTGAATTGCTCTACGTGCGTTTGCAGAACCACTACCACCAACTTTTCCACCACCGTGACCTTTGAGCCACTTGAGTGGGTTTACAGTATTCTGGTTAGTAATATCATTATGTCTACCTTTTTCGACTTGGAAATGTAAGTGAGGACCAGTAGTCCAGTTACCACTATTACCTGTTTTAGCTATAGGTTCTCCTGCCTGTACCTTACCGTGTTTCAGTATTTTAGATAAGTGCATAAAGAATAACGTGAATTGACCTGTTAAAAGTCTTGCAACAAGCCCTCCGCCAAAGTTATGCAATTCACCTAACTGTCCGCTATTCGTAGCATTGATTGTTGTACCGTATGGGGCGCCAAAGTCAATACCGTAATGATGACCTCCACCAAAACTATAACCAGGAGCGCCACCATTAGGATAATATCCCGTAGTAATTGGGAACTTAGTAAAGGAAGAACCATCGCCGCCACCGGCATCATTAAGCCATTCGTCAAATAATGATTTGACGCCACTCTTTAATTTCTTGTAGGCTCCTTGCATTAAATCAAAAGGTAAAGGTGCATCCTTAAGAAAATTAAAGTTAAACCCAACTTTGTCAAAAATTTTGTTAACTAGCTTACCAGGGTGTCCTATATAATCAAATACATCTCCTATACCTGATATAACTGCACTTCCAACCTTTTTAGCTTTAACCGCAACCTCAGAACCAACTTTCTTAACTTGGTCTACTGCATTTCCTCCTAAGTCTTTGCCTTTTCCAACTGTGCTTTTTACAGCTTTTTTACCGTTTTCAAGCATATATTCAGCTTTTTCTTTGATTGCTGAACCTATACTAAAACGAGGCATTTGGGATAGCATCGCATGAGTTTGTGTGCCATTATAAACTTTAGAACCTTTAGGTAAAAATGTGGTTGTATCTCTATTAGGTGTAATAGTTGTTTTACCATTAGGATACTCAATCATTTCATGCCTAAATCCACTAGGGCCATTACCTCTACCTTTGTCTCCAACTGTCGCAAAAGTGTCTCGGTTAATTTTCCCATGACTCACATATTTTTTAGATGCGTTTGTCCCCGTACTTAATTTAATAGACGGTAATTTATCCATACCTAATTTATCAGCAACCCAGTTAACACCACTAATCAATTTATTTAATCCTTTTTTAACGCCTTTAACCATTCCGCCAAAAAGATTCCCAATTTTGCCGGTAACTGTTTTGATACCGTCTCTCATTTTATTCATGGTGCCCATAACTTTCGATTTCATGCTATTTACTATAGATACAGTAGTACTTTTAATTCCATTCCATTTCTTGCTCATGAAACCACCTACAGCCGACATGGTGTTATGAGTACCTTTTTTAAGTGATCCCCAAGCACCTTTGACACCTGACCATAGAGCTTTCGCTTTATTAACAGTACCTTTTTTAATACTGTTCCATTTAGAACTCATGAAACTACCAACTGCTTTAAATATGCCAATTGTACCTTTTTTGAGTGCATTCCATGTATTTTTAACTCCAGACCATAATGCTTTTGCTTTGTTCACTACTGAATTTTTTATAGCTGTCCAGATTCTAACTGCTGCATTCTTTACAGCATTAAATATTACAGAAACACCTTTTTTTAATGCGTTAAATACAGATAGAACACCTTTGCGCAAAGCTCGAACAATTCCTAACACGCCATTTTTTAGTGCAGTCCACACTTTAATAGAAAAGCTTTTAATAGCATTAAATATCGTAACTACAATGCGTTTAATAAGGTTGATATTAAATCTTACTTGCGCAACATATGCTTTAATAATTGCTATAACACCGTTCTTTAAGGCGGTCCAGATTTTAATAGCAGCATTTTTCATGCCATTCCATAAAGCTGATAAGACATTTTTTAATGCTTGAATAGGATGTTGAACAGCAAATTTAATAGCGTTCCATATTATTACAGCACTTTTTTTAATCGCGTTCCAAATGGCAATTGTAGAGTTTTTAATTGCGTTCCAAATATTAATAATATAAGGTTTGATAAATCCAAATATGGCTACCGCTGCATTTTTAATAGCATTCCAAGCAGTAATCACACTATTTCTAAACGAGCTATTTGTTTTCCATAAATGAATAAGTCCAGCTACTAATAATCCGATGGCTGTAATAACTATACCGATAGGCCCAGTCATAAATCTTATAGCTAATCCTAAACCTTTAGTTGCTAAAGCTGCACCTTTAGTAACTGCAGTCCAAGCCGTTGTTGCAGCAGCAGCAATTTTAGTTTTCAAAGCTTGTATAGTTTGAGATGTACTTAAAGCTGCTATTGCTAATCTATAGCCATTTGCGATACCACGAGCAGTAGCAGTGACACCGTTCCAAATGCCAGTCGCTGCTGCGCTTGTTTTAGATAAGAATGATAATGTTCTCATACTCGTCATTAAAGAACCTAATGCTGTTATAGCAGTGCCGATTGTTGATACCATAACACCAAAGACCATTAGTAGTGGACCAATAGCTGCGGCGAGTAATCCTACAACTGCAATCGTTTTTTGAACGCCAGTAGGTAAATTAGAAAACTTATTCGCTAATGATGTAATCCATTTAGCAGCTTTATATAACATTGGGGCTAATGCATCACCTAATGAAATCGCTAAACTTTCAATTGCCGATTTCATTTTACGCATTGCGCCACCAATACCGCCTTCCATTTCTTTAGCCATTCTTTTTGAAGCACCTTTAGAGCCGTCTATGGATTTAGTTAGCTTTTTATAATCTTCGTCTGATGCATTGATAACTGCTAATGCACCACTCATGGCCTCTTTACCAAATATTGTACTAGCTGCGGCTGCTTGTTGGTCTTTAGATAGACCACCCATTTTACCTCTAAGTTGATCTAAAACATCTCTCATAGGTAACATTTCACCGTTGCTATCAGTAATAGATATTCCTAGTTTATCCATTTCGTCTTTCATTGCTTTTGTTGGTTTAGAAAGGTTGGTAAACATTGTTCTTAATGCTGTGCCGGCTTTTTCACCTTTTATCCCAGCATTAGACATCAAACCAATAGCTATTGATGTATCTTCGACAGAGTAACCTAATGCACCAGCAACTGGAGCAGCATATTTAAACGCCTCTCCTAAACCACGTACATCGGTATTAGCTTTTGAACTCGTTTGAGCTAAAACATCTGCAAAGTGGGTACTATCTTTAGCTTTCATACCAAATGCAGTTAGGTTATCAGTTACAATATCAGATACGCTTGCTAAATCTTCACCAGATGCAGCAGCTAAATCCATTACACCACCAACACCTTTTAGCATATCTTTGGTGTCCCAACCAGCAAGCGCCATGTAGTTCATTGCTTCAGCAGATTCAGAGGCCGTGAATTTAGTATCTCGGCCCATTTGAAGTGCTTTTGTTCTAAGTTGGTTAAACTCATCGCCAGTAGCACCAGATGTGGCTTTTACTTTGCGCATAGTATCATCGAAGTCTATACTTTTCTTCATCGCAGCACCAAAACCTGCCACAATTGGTGCAGTAACGTGTAAACTCATGTTACGCCCGACTGATTTCATTGAGTCTCCTATGGATCTTATCTTAGGTCCTATTTCAGAAAATGTTTGCCCAAGTCTACCGACAGATGATTTACTTACTGCAATCATTTCTCTGTATTTGTCTCGTGTTTGGTCGAGTTCGTTTTGTAAATAATTAAGATTGTCAGCTTGTCGACTATATTCCTGCCTTAATTGAGCAGCTTTTTTGCTATTCACACCAGATGCTCTTGCTGCTTCTTGGTATTTTGCTTTCAACGCTGCAACGTTAGCTTTAGATTCTTTGACTGCTTGCGATAATTCTCTAGTTCTTAACTTATATGAATTTAAACTTTTTTCGGAATACTTAAAGTTGTTGTTAGATAGTTTTAAGTCAGCGTTTAATCCTTTAAAGCTACGTTTTATTTCCGAAATACTACGTTGAACGCCCATATCCTTCATAGATAGGTCAATCTGCAACCCTTTTATTCTTTCTGCCATCACTCCACCTCCTTACTTATAAAATGTATTACATGAACGCGTCGATCATACTGTTTGTTTTCTTGACGTTTTTCTTATTACTTTCGTCAACTAACTCCATGAAAAATGCAAAAGGCATATCTAAAATATCGTTAATATCCTTACCGCCTTCCTTCATCATTTGCAGCATGAGTTTCTTCATATTTTCTTTATGTTCTTTGTAAGAGATGGAATTTAAATGATTCTCGCTAGTTGCTTTTTTCTTTCTTCATCCATTTGACCTTGTGCAATAAATTGAATTTGTTGTTGTAACTCTTCTACAGCATCTGGTGCATGCAATCTGTCTAGCAAATCATCTTTTGTAAATTGGTTATTGTAGATATCAACCACCATGTCTAACATTTGGTCGATATTCTCTTGTGCAGAAGTGTTTTCGTCTGATGCACCGTCCATTAAATCAGCTGCATCATAGATTTTACGGAATGGAATTTGTGTAGGTGTAATGAATGTATCGTATTTTGCGTTGCCTTCTGTATCTGTTACTGCGTTACCTTTTTTGTCTACTTGTACTAATTTAATAAAATTACGTTTAGCCATTTATAATTGCTCCTTTGATTTTTATTTGCAAATAAAAAGAGGACACGAAGTCCTCGATAATAGTTATTCTTCTAATTCTTTGATTAACGCTTTTCCACGTCTGTTGTTGCTTGTAGAAAGCTCTGAAATACGCTCATCAGAGATTTTTTTGTTCGCTGGTTTAGGATAAGTATCTCCAGTATCGTAAACTTTCTTCTTATCCTCTAAATCAATGAATTTGTGTAATACTTCATATTTTTTCTTAGCCATAATTAAACCTCCTGTTTATTACGCGCCTAAACCTGATTCTGCATCACTAGTTTCTTCTGAATTACTACTTGGTGCAGATTCACCGAAGATAGCTTCCCAGATAGCGTCTTTCATAACAGTTGTGCCTTTTGCATCGTGACCTAACAACATTGCTTTTTCTTCTTCAAAGCCTTTAACTTTAGCTTGCATAAATTCAGCTTTAGTAGAGTCAGAACTGAATTCTACGCCATCTTCTTTTGTATTACCTTCTAATTCAGGGAATGTGAATAATCCTTTAGGTAATCCCACATATTCACGTGAACCATCTTCCATAGTTTTCGCAAACATAACAGCTACATATGGTGGCGTATCGTTACCAACTGAAACGATACCACTTTCAGATTTCTCTAAACCAAACAGTGCCACCCTATCTTCTAATGGTAACTTGTGGAAACCAGCTTCTACTTCAATTGTTCCGTTAGCAACTGCCATTTCTGCAACTTGGTTATCACCATATGCCTTCTCGATGTCTTGATCTTTAGATACTGAAATTTCTTGTAAATATTTAATGCGTTCTGGATCAGCAACTTTTTGAACGCCACCTTCACCATGCACTTTATAATAAAATTCTGTTAACCCTGTAAATGAACGATAGTTTTTCTCTGCCATATTAAAACACTCCTAAATTTTAAAATATTGTTTACCTTCAAACCTTTTAGCTTGTCGGTAGATACTAAATTCTTTGATATATTCGGGTTTTATTGATGATGTCTCTCCAAAACCTAATACTTCCCACATCATTCGTTGTACTAAAAAAACGAGTCTATCTGATAAGACTCGTCCGTTTACTCCTTGTTTTTGTTTTACAAATACATCTATTTGATAAAAATATTCGTAAGTGAGATTATCATTATCACCAAAATCAGTAGGTGTAGGTGTATCTAATGGATCTATGACAATCACTACATCTTTAATTTCTTGTGCGTTTGGATAATCAAAGAATTTAATATTGTTCTTTTGAACATGATTCATAATTTCTTTGTTATCTATAATCGCTTCGTATATTTTCATTGTGATGTCATCCAATAAATTACACCCTCTTTCTCATTTCTTCTTTTACTGTTCTGAAATACGTTTCTCTGCCTTCACGCATAGCGTTTTCAATAACACCTTTACCAGCTGTATTAACCCACTTTCCAGAACGATCAAAGTGACCATATTCATTTAGGTGGATAATACGATAACGTTGTTTAGGACCTCGCCAATGAATTTTAACTGTGCGTACACCGTTTATCGTCATAGGCTTAGATACTGTCGTTTCTTCGACAGATTCACCAGTATCTTTAAATGACTTCATGTTGTTTTTGATTATCTGAACAACCTTCTGCCCACCTTTAGTTAGTGCAAAGTCAGTTATGCGTTTAGTAGCAGATCTACCGTAATTCTTTTCTAAATAGGCAATTATTTCTTTATCGCCTTTCATTGTTATAGTCATTCTTCTTCACCCACCACTTTAATGTAATTAGGCGTCTTAGAAGGTGCTACATTTTTGATATTAAAAAACAACCCCGCATACATACCATTTTTTATCTCAAATACGTGTTTTGGATTTGGTAGAAATTGAGGTTGTGCGTCTCTAATATTTAATGTAACTGACCTTTTACTAAGTTCTAAATTACCTAACTGTACATCTTTTTGTGTTGGCTCATACATTCCAGCAAAACAACTGTATATTTCTTTCTGTTCATTCATACCTGCCTCTGGTCCATCATTCACAACTTCATAAAAAGTAACTCTGTAATCTAATTGGTTAAGATTCATCGGCTATCACCTCGATGTTATCTTTTCGCCACTTAACTAGATTGCTTCTTAGTGTTTGTACAAGTTTCATTGATGATGCAGGCACATCAAATGATTGTTCATTAGATGTGATTGAACGATTATCGTAGTGGTGAGCAATAATATTTAAGACCGCTAAATTGAATATAGGATTATCGTTGTAGAATTTATCATCTTTTTCATCTAAAGAAACGGCAGCCTTAACCTCACTGATTGCTCCAGGTAAATAAACTTCCATAATTAAATCATCGTCAAAATCATGGTCGACGCGTATCGCTTGTTTAATAGATTCAACGTTATCTATTTCGAACATTGAAATCACCTACTTTACTTATGCTCCTAAATCTCCACTAGGTGCTGCTTCATCTTCAAATGTTACAAAGAAACCAGCATTTTTATCAGCTTGTTTTACATCAAAACGGAAAGCACCCATTAGGTATTTACCGTAGATTTCGTTTTCAATCCATTGAACAGAAACGTCTGTACGGTCTGCAAATAACACACCACGTTTTACATCACCAATAAATGCTAGTGCATCTCCATTTTTACCTAACAAGTCATCACGCACAACTGTTACATTCATACCTAATACAGTATTACCAGCAGTGTTGATGATGCTGTCTTGTAATAAGTAACGTCCGTTACCGTCTTTCAATGTATCAAGTTTTTGGTAGAAACTTTGAGTACAGATGATTTGACGGTCATAACCAGGATCTAATTTAACGTTGATGATTGCTTTCAAGTCATCTACATCAGAAACAGATGTCGGATTAAATGCTTTAAGCACTTCGCCAATTCTTTCATTTAAAGTATTGATTTTTTGTTCATTGATATTTTCAGAAACAATAGCAGTTAAGTTAGCAACTGAATCATCTAGGGCTTCTTGTGAAATTGGAATTGCTCCACGATATGTTTCAACTTCCCAATTCACTGTTTCGAATTCCGGACGAGCTAACTCTGGGTTTTTCTCTAATTCAGCCACAGTGTTGAATTTAGCGTTAGCACGTTTTAAGATCGGGTATTTCCCACTTGCAGTTGATACTGAAGTTTTTTGTACCAATTCTGATAAGTCTTGGACTGTCTTAACTTCTTTTTCAGGAATATATTTAATATCCTCTGGGATAGTTACGCCAACGTCATCAGATTTAACATTGTCACGTTTAGCCCCTTTTGATTTCATGTACTGTTCAAATGCTAGAATTTCTTCGTTTGTCTCTGGATTTTGGTTTAATTTAGCCATAGAACGTTTCGCTCCTTCTTTTTTGTCTTTTTCTTTTTTTAATTCTTCTTCTGTTGGTTCTTCTACTTTTTCAATAGTAGGTGTTTCTGGTGTTTCTTCAGGTTTGTCATCTGGTTTTGGTGCATCATCAGGTTTTTCTTCATCTGAAGTTCCTTCTGGTTCATCATCAGAAGGTTTGTTCTCTGATTCTTCTCCAGAATTACCATCTTTGTTATCTTCAACTTCTGCACCTTCATCTTTAGGTGGTTCATCTTGTTTAGGTGCTGACGCTTCAATTTCTTTTGAAAGCTGTTCGAGTTCTTCGTACTCTTTCTTTTGAGCATCAATATCAGCTTTTAAATTACGAACAGTTTCGAGGTCGCCTTTTTCGACTGCTTCTTGCGCTTTAGAAATCAGATTAGCGATTTCTTTTTTGCGCTCATCTAAATTAGCCATGTATAAGCCTCCTTATTAAATTTGTGCATAAAAATAGCCTTACGTTTCAAAACGTAGGCTTTCTAAATCCAATGCTATCTTCATTTGTTCCAACTGTTTGAATTTCTTTAAGTCTTTCGCACGTTGACCGACTTCAACCGATGTATCTTTGTAGGCTGGCACTGTAACAATACTAACCTCAATCAATTCATCGATTTTATTTATGGTTTGAACGTACTCATTATCTATGTTTTGCCACGTACGAGCCGTTGAGTCATTAGGTGGCAATGTGTAAAAGAAACTGCACTGATTAACGTTGCCTGCTTTAATATTCTCATAAATATCTCTTGCGTATGATGTATTAGGTAAGTGGCATTTAAAGTATAGCCCTTTTTCATCCACCTGTAGCTCAAGCGTTCCTGCTTGTGTGCGTCCTATAACATAACTAAAATCATGATTGATTAGACATTTCACATCACTTACATCTACATCATTTAAAGCATTAGGCGCTACAATTTCTCTAAATCCACCCAAATCATCACTCATTGAATTAAAGATAATTGCGTACCCCTCAATAACCATATCTTGCTGTCCAGTGTCAACGTTACTATTCGTCATACTCATCACCTCCCTTAATGGAGTTCTTTTCGACTTCTTTGTCAATCTTCGATTTTTGGTAATTTTCTAAAGTGTTAAGTGGCGCTCTGTTAAGATCAACCAATGGTTGCTCGCCATGTTCAATAGGTTGATAGCCAAATACACTTCTAGCTTCGTCTGTTGAAATAATTCCTTTACTATGCAATTCAGTAATACGTTGTAATTGTAACTCTGGATCAATGTCAATGAGACGTGATGAGTCAAACTCTAATTCGTTACCAGAATCAATAAATTTAAATATTTTCGTTTCGAGTTCAGCAATCATCATTTTAAATATTGGATCTAATGTACTTTGCAAATACTCTAAGTTTGCTTGTGTGATAGATGTATTGACTGTTTCAATACCTAGTTTAGATACCGGCAAACCGAACGCTTTAGCAACTTGAGATGTGCTGAACTTATAACTATTTAAGAAGTTCAATACTTCGGTAGGAATTTGTAATCTGTTAAATTCCATTGTGTCATCGATAGCAACTAAACCACCGTTGTTTTTTAATTGACTTTCTGAAAAATTCTTTTTCAATTCTCTTAATTGTTCAGCATTGATTTGCCCTTTTCTATACTTCAATACTGATGTCGAAGTCCCACCATTATCGAAGAAGTTACGCAGGAAGCTCTTAGAGCCTTGAGAAATACCAATCTCATGTGCTAGTGCATACAACGGACTGTATCCTACATATCCATCTAATGTGATATATCTGAAATGTAATATATCATCGCTTGTTATCTTAACGGCATTACCTTCCACATCTTCACTTACGTTGTAAATAATTTCGCCGTCTTTTTCCTCAATTCCTACTAAGTCGTTATGTAAGAAGTGGAATCCAACAGGAAAATCATTTTTGCCACGCACAATTTCAACAAAAGATTGACCGTTAAGCAGCATATTCGCGATTATTATAAACTTAAAGTGCCAACCCGGTAAGTCCGAATACGGATTGTTATTAAATAGATCCAGTATTTGGTCCATCACTGTATTTGTTTCGTGACCTTTAACTTTCAACTTGGTGCTTGCAATGTCTGCAGATATAATACGTGTAGCAGTAAATACATCACTGTTACGTAGCGCGTTTATACCAACATAGCTTGCATGTGTGCCATGTTCTTGCCAATACAATAATCGTTCTAAATCTCTGTTCATCTTTTCTTGTTTGCTTGTAAATCCTAAATCAAGTAATGGCATTAACTGTCACCCCCTTTCTGACTTATCGAGGTATTGTCATATGCTTGATTTAAAACGCCTGAGAGGCCTATGAGCAGCAAGCCACCAATAATATAAGCTAACGGCTTCCAAAGTATGAACAAGCCATAGAATAGACCTATTAAGCCCACAACGAATAATAGTATTACTACAAGTGCGTATAAGAATTTTTTCATCATCACACCTCCTATAAGAATAATGGCATTAACGTTTCTGTGTCCCATTCATGTTCACAAGCCATTACATAAGCAAATATAGTCGCCATAAGTGGATCAATTTTTTCTCTATTCATTTTCTTTTCAATCATTAATGAATCGTTAGTATCTTTAGCCACTGCATTTTTGATTGCAATGTCTAGTAATGGATTTTTGTGATGTTTAATGTCACCATTAATTACTTTCAATCTGAAATCTAGTATTGGATTAGATAACGTTTGTGGACCTTGTCTGATTTCTACCAAATTATAAGGCCAATCTCTACGTTCAATCTCTGCAATAACGCCATGTATTGAGTAAGGATCATAACATAATGCTTGTACATCTAGTTTATATTTGTCGATATAATCTTCGATGTAATTCAAAACTTGGTCAGTATTGATAATTCCACTTTGTAAATCGGTAATCGTACAATAACCACTTTCTGCAAGTTGTCTATAATCGATGAAGTCTCTGTCAATCTTGCCATCTAATCCACCTTTGGTAGCAACGAAAGAATGGCTAGTTACATAATACTCTTGATTATCTTCATCAAGATGAACAAACGATACTGCGGTTAAGTCGTCAGCACGCGATAAGTCTAAACCGATATAAGTTTTAGAGCCATTTATATCAAAGTCTATTTCATTTTTCTTCCAATCATTGAAATCTAAATAAGATTCTGTGCTTGCTGCACGCCACATATTGAAATTCTTTATTAATATCCCATTTAATCCTGAACCACTATCAATTGCAGTTTTAACTTCTGGTTGAATATTCTTAGTTAACAATTGTGCCATTTCTGGCAACTCCATAAGTGGATTGGATTTAATCCAAGTTTTAACGTCATATACTTCTTTCTCATCATCTTGTTCAGCACAGAAAACAAAGTAGTTTTCATTTTTTGCTATGCCGTCAAGTATCTTATCAATATATAAATATTCTTCATACATCGGACCATTCAAATTAGTTCCAGCTGTTGAGATAATAATTAATATAGGGTTGTGCAGTAGCACTTGCCCACGTCTTAACGTTTCATAAATCTTTTTATCTTTAGCTTCATGATATTCGTCAATGATTGCGTAACTAAACTGATGACCTTCTAAGTTTGCAGCCTCATTTGAAACGGCTTTAACTTTACTTCGATCATTAATATTCAATATTTCTTTTGCACTTGGCGTTATCTTAGTCATCGATTTAACCTTAGGAGAAACGCTTCTAATAGCTTTCAGTTGTGCTAATGTCATATCATACGCTATACCAGCTTGGTCTCTTGAATTGGCGCTCAAACCAATCAACCGTTCATTTAACGGATCTTTACCCATCAATAAATCGTACAATGCCATTCCAGAGATCAATAATGTTTTACCATTTTTTCTACTCATCGATATATAGGCTTTTGTAAATCTTTTATATCCATGTCTGTCGTACCAACCATTTAAGCTACCAGCAATGAATTTTTGAAAGCCACCTAATGATAACTGTTTACCAGTTTTAGGATCTGGCAACATTTCAAGAAACTTAATAATGTGATTAGCTTTCTTTACATCAAAATGATAAGGGAGTTCCGAATCGTTCAAGTCATCTAAATGGCGTTGACAGGCTTTCACGTTTTTTTTACTAGCTATAATATCGCCATTAACTACTTTTTTTGCATATTCTGTAACATAATCCCTAATCTTTGCCATTCATTAAGTCCTCAAATTCATCTTTCTTTTCTTTCTTGGTATCTGGCGACAATATTTTTAAACGTGACTCAACTGTCAATCCTAATTTAGGACAAATGGAGTTCATAGCATTTACGCTATCTCTTTGTACTGTGTAATAACTAGATAATTTCGTTCCTCTTTCGGTTTCGACGACCATACCCTCTTTTTCTAATTGGATCGTGGCGTTCTTGTAATTGCTATACGTTTGACAATAGGTGGCTAATAACCCCATATCTAAAGCTGCTATTGGTAGTTCTCGAATCAAAGGTAATATGCGATGCCATTCTTGTATTGCATCTTTATCAAGCCATTCAGGAGGGTTTTCATCTATCTCAGTGAGTTGCGCCATCGCTTTTTCTGCATTTTCTTTATTTTCTTGTTGTTCGACTGTTAAATTACCTTTTTGTTGAGATAATAATTTTCTTGGCGGCATTTTCGTCCTCCTTTCTAAGTCATTTAATGTAAAGTAAAAATACTTTACGAATATTTAAGATTTCATTTAGAAATTTATTGAAAGTTAAGTGCGGCTCGTTTAATCGTTAAATAAGTAAAGTATGGGGATTATCGAAGCCCCGCAAAAAAATAATTTAAAAAAATAAAACTCTAAAAAAATTATCCACCGTGAATTTTATTATGGCAGCTAAAACACACTGCCTCTAAATTATCCATATCCAGTCTTTTCGACCAGTCCCGTTTCAATTCAATCTTATGGTGAACAATCAAATCTTTGTCATTAACTATTCCTTTACTTAAACAATGTTGACACAAGTAGTTATCACGTAATAATACTTGTTTACGCAACTTACGCCACTGTGTACTGTTGTAGAACGCTGTATACTCCCTATTGTGCCTATTGTGTCTAACCTCTTGGTTATACCTTTGTGTATTGGCTTTCCTATAGTCTTGTAGCTCGCTTTGACTATAAGTTCTATTTCCTAATCTAACTTTTGGAACTTTGAAATTACTCAAATTCATTTCAACTTCTTTCAATTAACTTTTGTTCTTTCATTTCTTAAAAAAGAAACTCAAATCAATTTAAGAATAAAAGAAAAGACAAAATGAAATAAGAAATTATAATCTCAAATCATTTTGTCTTTAACTTTAGAAATTGTTAAACAACAAATAATATTAACAACAAACAAACTTTAATTTTTATTTATTATTTAATGTTTCTATTAATCTCTTAAACTAATGAAACCTTTTGATATATAAATGAATGTTTATTGTCATGTATGTCACACACTAAAGTGATGACCTAAAAGTATGTGACCTTAAATAGTAACACCTTCAAACCCCACCTTAAATAAGTAGTGTCCTTTAATATGTGCGTCCTTATTCTGTGGGTAGTTAAGATAGGTGCATACAAAAAGACACGCTACAAAAGTAACGTGACTCAAGAATATAGTGTTGGATCACATACCTACTGAATAACAACTCCACTTTTAAAGGTGCTATCCAGTTTTCCTTATGCTACTATAATACCCTATTGACAACCCGCAATTCACTATACACCCAATTGCGATTAGTCGAAGTATATCCATCCAATCCTTTTTGCTACATCTCTCATTATTTGATTACGCATTCTAATAGCCGAATGTTGACTAATCATCTTGTCATCTTCTCTACGCTTAGTTAACTCATGAGCAATATCTTCCCACTCGTATATCAATAAATCTTTTTCCCAGTATCTATATTCGATAATAGCTTTCTGTTCAGGAGTTGCATTTCTATATACATCTTCAACTGCTGCGATAGTTGCTTGCAAGTTACGATATTTATCATCTTTATGTAGCTCGATTATTTCATTTTCTACAGGGCTACTTGGAAGATTAGATTTCCCTCCACCAGTATTTGTATCTTGAGGCTGATATAATAATTCATAGCGTCTGTATAATAACTGTCCTTTCATATCTTCATAATTACGAAAGAACTGTTCTAATTTTGGTATATCCTCTTTACCTAACTTCATAAGAAACCTCCGATACTTACTTTTTGTTATCTTCAAAATACTTAATTTGACGACTTAATAATTCGTTATAGTATTTATATTCACTTACTTTGACTCTCAGTTCACTTTGAACACATAATGATATTAAGAGTGCAATAGCCAATATAATCGAAAGAATAATCCACATTAACAATTCACCTCGTTTATATCTTGCTTATCAGTATTAATTGCATAATCACTCGGCACTTCCACCTCATCGTTTGCAGTCAACTTGTAATAAACTTCTCTACCAATCCATTTGCCTAACTCGTACATTGCTATAGTGAACCAAAGTTTTATTAGTTTCTTAATCATTTTATCGACTCCTTTAATATTACAATTTTGAAAGTTTGATAAAACCTCCTGTAAATCTCGAAAATATTACGTTATATTTGCAATATCAATTAGGAGGTGTAGAAATGAGCAAATCAGCGAATAATGTGTTAGCTTCTTTTTGCTATTTCAGTGTATTTTTCATGCCTTTTTTATTTCCACTTATCGTTTGGATATTAGCTAGTGGTAATACTGCAAGACATGCTAGAAAAGCCTTACTTTACCATATATTACCTATTATTTTTATAATCGTATCAGCAGTAATACTATCTACAATTAGTAATGATTACAATAATATAACTTTTACAGTAGGTATTATTATTGGCTTACTTGCAATATACTATATGATTAAAAATTTGTTTTTAGGAATAAAATTACTATTAGCTTAGAAGTAAAAAGTCCTTTTGGGCTTTTTACTTTTTTGCCTTACTTTTCGTTACTCTTTGCGAAGTATCCTTTTAATCTCTGCTACTATATCTTTACTCTCCTGTACTTCCATATGCACCTCTGTCACTTTCATTTTCAAACCAATCAACCTGTTTGGGTGTAGGATATACAACTGGTGCTACAACCAACTGTGCCAGTCTTTCTCCTTTTTCTACTGTAATATCTTCATCACCTATATTGTCTGTGATGATACCTATTTCTTTGTGGTATGTTTGGTCTATTGTTCCTAGTGCTACACGCAATTTAGTTTTAAGTGATTTACCAGATCTAGGTCTTACTTGCGCCTCATACCCATAAGGCAGATTAATTGCTATATCTGTTTTAACTACTTTAGTTGCGTGTGCAGGAATGTTAATCGTTTCTGATACGTATAAGTCCAATCCACTATCTGTAGAATTTGCTCTCTTCGGCATAGTCGCATTTTCTGATAACAATTTAATTTCTAATGTATTTGTCATTTATTATTCCTCCTTGTAATTGATAAGTTTATATGTGTACTCTGCTCCGTAATCTTTCATAACATGCTCAGCAAGAATACTTACGTTAACTCTTAATTTAGCTTTTTCCTTACGCAACCTTACATAGTCTGCAATAAATGCACCAATTATAATTAGCACCAATACATGGAACACCGTCATTTATTGTTCCTCCTTAAAATCTTCTATTGTTTCTTTTATATTATCTATGAAATCGTCTATACTTTTTCTTATATCTTTACCACTGCAATTGTTAGGATCTTCCATAGTTTCATGTCGCAAATTTACTAATCTCACTAAAACCATACCAAACAGTTCATTTAAACTATCTATTTTACTTGCTGCCTTTGCATCTTTATTCACTTCTCTATGAAACCCAACACCTTCTAACAAATCTTCGTCGTTTATCTCTATCTTTAATTTTAATTTCAAAACATTACACTCCTATATTTTTAAACTAGATATTTAACTAATATATAAGTTCTCTCTTTATTGTTTAAGTTTTCAAAATGGTTAACAGTATATCCAACAACCTCAGTATTTTTATACTTTTTAAAATGTATTTCTAATTGATCTATTGCACTCATATTTGTTTCTACATCATAGTCTTTAAACTCTTTAAATTTCCACATCACTGCAACGCTCCTTTAAATTTATAATTACATGACAGATGTTTTGAAATATTGCATTTGGCTCTCTATCTTTTAATGTCCCGTTAACAATTAAATCATCTATCTCATCAAACGCCTTTGCTTTCCTCTTTGTTTCTACCATATCATTGATGAGTTCATCACGTTGTTTCTTGTAAGCGTCACGTTCTCTTTTAACTTTCTTCAATCTAGCGTCCATCACACTAGATACAAACTTAGCTTCTGAGTTCATTTACTATCCCTCATTCCATTTAGAATTCTCTTTCAAAAGCCCTGCATTTCTTAACTCATCATTCAAACTACGTTGCCCGTTCTCGTACCACACATTAGCGAGATACCTACCGAAAACATCGCTCTTGTATGTCTGTACGTATATCTTCTTGCCTTCTACACACGATTTAGTAAAGTCGGTAGCTTCTTTATAGTTCTCTTGACCTCTTTCAGGTGTATCTACATTAAGTAACCTCACTCTACGTTCTGCAGTTGTCTTGAAGCCTAAATCCAGTAAAATATCTATCGTGTCACCGTCAACTACATTGGTACATATAGCTTGGAAAGTATATAAATGATTTTTTATATCTATCTCAAACACTCCCTGTTCTTTTTAATATCGTTTTCACTAACTTTCATCGTCACTCTGTTTCCTGCTATCTTAACCACAAAGCCTTTGACACCTAACTTGCGTAATTCCTGTTGTATCTCTGTAGGCGTCTTACCTTGTGTGTTGTAGCGATAGCGTTGGTTGATTGTGTCGGATAGTATCATGCGTTCATCTTCTCGTATTCGTCCGCCCACATATACATTAATCCGTCACTCACATATCTACGGTTGCACTTTCTAGCAATGTTGCGTCTGTCGATGAATAATACCTTTTGAGCTTCTACTGTACTTGCGAATTCTTCAACAATTTGGTTGTTGTTATCGACAAGATATACTGGCTTAGATACGCCTTTATTTCTGCGATACACTCTATATTTCTGTAATGTAGATTGGAATAGGTTATCTGCAATAAAGTTGTTGTATCTACTATCTTTCGGATATGCGTGTAATCCGTTTTTCAAGTTACCGATAAACGTTTCATATACAATATCTGCTGCACGATACTTCTTATTCTTATAAATAACTGTGAAAATACCGTTACAACCATTCGCAAATTTATATTTACCATCAGGTCTTTTCATTCTTCCTAAGTTGCTCACGTATAGATCGTACTTCTCGCTGTACTTCCAAATTTCATCTTTGGCTACAACTCTTTCGTTGAACACCTGTTTCTTATTCACTCTAGGCATAGTGTCGGTAAAGAAACACTTTAGCTTATCGTTATATGTGCCACGTTCTTTTTGGTACCACAGTGTGTTTAGTGGAATACCTGTAATGTTGTGCAAATGAGTTAAGTCTGTCTTAGTCACTGTGTGGCTAAACGGCTCGTACATATACACCATAATTAGTCCTCCTTATCATTCCATTGCCCTTTCATATATATTTTTTAATTCCTTATCAACATCAATACCTAAGTTTTTTTCGAGTTCCAACATTTTTTGTTTACTTTCTCCTTCTAATTGACTTCTTAATATTCTCCAAGCTTCATACATCAAAGAGGCATCACTAAATTGATCGACCATCGCAAAAAAATCTTCGTTGTCCATATAAATACTTTCTTCTTCGTCTTCAGAAAATGGAGTAAATGTTGTAGTTATTTGACAAGCGTTTTGTGAGATATACCAAAAATCTACATCATATGCCATTTCCTTCTACCTCCAATTTTTCGATTAATCTATCTGCATAATCTCTAGCTTTTTTGATGTCTGCTAGTTCATTGTCCTTTCTTCCTGCTCTAACTGGATATTTAATCATGTTACCTTTCATAAAACCTTTAAATTCTTCAAATGTTAACTGTTGGTATAAGAATTCGATAACATCAATTCCTTTTCTTCCTTGATAATGTGACGGGTGGTTAACCTTGTCATCTAACGTCTTTTCTACTTCTTTACTAGTTGGTCTAGGCACACTGATAAAGTCATAGTTATCGTCTATTTTAATAGTGCCAATACCATCAACTTTTACTACTGCGACGTATTTTAAATAAAATACATCTTGATATACGTTCAATACTTGCCCGTACCTTTGCTTGTTGTCTCTATCAGAAAATTTTATATATTCTCCTATACTTAAATCTCCAACACTCATGATCTAACCACCTTTCTAGGGAATATGTCATTCTCCATAAGGTGCGTGCACCATTTACCACGAGGGTGTTTTTGAGGCACTGTGAATAAATGTGGTTTCTTACGTTTCAATTCTTGTAATCTGCGTTGCTCCATTCTCTCTTTATAACTAGCAATTTCGTCCTCTTTAGGTTTCAAACTATCCCACTCACTACGTCTTACTCCAATAGGCGCTTCTATTGCATCTTCAAACTTCCAACCGGAAGCTAATCTTTGTCTTAAAATATCGGGATTGATATCTGCTTCTTTCATTTTCTCTACTACATCTGGTGTAATAGAGAAGTATTTATTTTTAACTCTCATTTTTGCGATTTCCATTTACTCCACCTCTATTAATTCAACTAGTTCAAAATCTTCATTCATCAACTCTTTGTCAGGGTTGTTACTGATTAAATCTAAAATGCGTTCCTTTTCCTCACTTGCAGTAATTTGATTATTTACCCAAACTGGATACTTGCATCTAACTTTCATTGTTGCTTCGACTGTGACTGTTTCTTCTCTGTCTACCATTCACTCCACTTCCTCTACATTCATGATTATTTTCGGTTCTTCTGCATATTGCTTAAAGCTTTCAATATGCGCAATTTGATTATCGTCTTTCCATAAGTGATTGTTAGCAGCGTCTAATACTGTTTTGATTAAATTGTCTATATCTGGTTTCGTACGTTTATATTGGCCTATCGATATTAACTTTTGATTCTTAGTCCAACTTTTAGGTGGTGCAAAGTAAAAATATATTGATACTTTCAATCTACTGTTCAACATCTTTTTAGGTAACTGACTCTGTATATATGCTTTATGCTTTGTGTAAGACGTTGGCATGTATGTTTGGATAAACTTACCTGCATTTCTAAAACGTGGACGAGGAGAGCCAATAGGTTCCTTATACGTATCGTTAAAATTAATCTCTATTTCCATAACTCACCTCAAAATAATAGTTCGTTTATTGTCATCTGTTGTTGCAATTCTTCTTTTCTGAAAAGCTTATGTTTGCGTTTCAGTTTTTCTAGTTCATCTTTCGTTACCGTTCCTGAAAATGTGTTTCTAAAGTGTATCCCTGCATAGTTACCTAACTTATAAGTATCTTCTCCTAACGGCGTTACACTGCACATCTCCCAACCGTCAATCTGATATAACGTGTATTGCTTTTTAAGTCCGTCGATAAGTCCCATCTGGTTGCCTCCACTTCGTTTCATTCATGATTAACTCCTGAACTTTTTCATATTCGTCAAATGGTGATATCGTTTTGTTTTCTAACAAACGTTTAACTGCCCAGCCTGACTCAATAAGCGTCTTAGCTATTAATGGGTCGTTTTGATAATCTTCTCGATACATAACGCCTAACAACTTTTGATATTCAACTACTTTCATGTGAAGAACCTCTGCGTTTTCTTGTAATACTCAAACTCAACTACACCTGTTTCTCCGTCTTTATTCTTTGCGATGTTACATTCAACAATTGACTTGCCTGAGTCATCAACATCATCACGGTTGTAGTAATCATCTCGATATAACAACATAGCTAAACTTGCATCTGCTTCAATTCCACCTGCTTCTTTCATGTCAGATAGCATAGGTCTTTTGTCATTTCTTGTTTCTACACCTCTGCTCAATTGAGATAGCAACACAATAATTGCACCTGTTTCATTTGCAATAATCTTCAAATCTCGCGATATCTTTTCGATACCATTACGACGATCTAACTTACTGTCTGTCTGCATAAGTTGTAAGTAGTCAATGAAGATAACCTGTTGCACATCTTTGTTTTTCATCGCTTGTTTACGTACATCATGTGTAGTAATATTGCTTTTATCGTGTATATCTATATCAAGTTTGAGTATTTTGTCTGCTGCAGTTGTTAAACGTGTTAATTCATCCGGTTCTAAATCTTTAATTTCTTTGATACGAGTTAGTTCTATCCCAGTTTCTGCTGATAACATCCTTTTCAATACAGACACGCCAGTTGTCTCTAGACTGAAGAATGAAGTTTTATAGCCTTGAGACGCTATATTAAGCATCATATTAAGCGCAAACCCCGTTTTACCTACTGACGGTCTCGCAGCGATTACAATCAACTGTGTAGGTTCTAAACCACCTATTTTGTAATCCACCAGTTTATAACCTGTATTGATTTTTTGTTTTGGTTCTTCGCTATATAATTCTTCGACAAAGTGATCTACAATTTTTTTAGTCCCACTTTCTTCACTTACACTAATTAAACTGACCTTTTGTAGTTTGTTAAGCATTTCATCAAAATTTTGTATATTTGGGTCAGAATTGAATTCTTGTAATACGTTTTGCGTACGCTCTATTTGATAAAGATTGAGCAAATCTTGTTGATATCTTTCAAAGAATCCGTAACCTATAAATTTTGAGTTATACAAATTTGAAATGATGTCCATATCTAGGAATGACTTATCTTTTGTGGTTTTTAAATAGATTTCGTTATGATCTACCTTACCGACTTCGAATACATATTCCATAAATGACTTCATACCATCATGTGAGAACATTTCCGGTCTCACACGTAACTTATCAATTATGTCCGGTTTTTGAAGTAAACTAGCAACGATTGTACTTTCGATTTCATGACGTTCATTCATCGTCACTCACTCCAAACTCACTTAACTTCTTTCTGAAGTCGTCTAATATCTTTTTGCGTTGTGCTACATATTCTGGATCATTTTTCATTCTCCAACGATGTCTAGCAGTTTTTTCGTCGACAGGCTCTTCTTTTACGACTTTGACTTCTTTTCTCATTATGTTTGGAATACTAGGTGGATAAGGATTAGCATCATTGATATATTGCATTACTGTTTTTTTAGTCGGTTCATAATCCCCATTTTGGCTCAAAATGTTGACCCATGTTTCTAATTTAGGTCTGTCAAAGTCAATGTTGTATACATGTCTAATTGTTTTAATTACTTCTAGGGCTTGTTGTTTAGTCATAGGCATTAACTTTCATCTCCTAGCTCTTTCTCCATTTGAGCAATTACATCATCTGTTACAGATTTTTTATTTTTAGGTTTAATTTTATTTTCAGCCTCTTTTTTATTCTTAACGTTCTCTTTAGCCCAGTTGTTTAACACTTTGATTAGGTAACCTGCATGACAACCTTTGTCTTTTGTATAATCAGTAGCTATCTCAACAACTTCATCTGCATGTTCTCCGATATCATCAATGGCATATCCTATCTGTTCCATCTGATGAGGAGTTAAGTTTTTATCAAGGTTATTCATGATGTAATTAATTGAGTTTTTAAAGACGTCGTCACTTCTATCTTCTTTATTCTTTTTCTTATTCTTATATTCTTCTTCTAATTCTTCTTCTGTATCGTTACGTGACGTTACTGTAACGTTATTCTCTAGTTGTTTTTGTCTTTCTCTATATCTTTGTTGTCGAAGTCGATTCTTTTCTCTATGCTTACTTTTACTATCTAAGCTTTGATGTTTTTCCCAATTAGATACTTTAAAGACACCATTCACTTCCTCAATCATGCTTAGCTTTTCGAATGTTTGTAACGCTAATCTTATTGAATTGATAGGTCTATTAAATTCGTTAGCTAACATTTCTTCGTTATAGGGTAGACTTTCGGATAACATAATGTATCCTTGTTCGTTATACTTTCCAGCTAATGTCAGCAACTTAACCCATAAAGTGATGATTGTATCTCGTTCTGGCAGTGCTTCTATATACTTGATTTTGCTATCATCGAACATTCCGACTTTTAATTTAATCCACGATACTTCAGCCATTTATTTCTCCTTTCAACATTCGGTTGAGTCTTTCATCTACGGACACCCAACTTTCATGTAATTTGTATTTCTCATTAAAACTATCTATACCTATTTGGTGCTGCTCTTTATGATGTCTTGAACATAGCGCTAATACTTTGTTGTCTGTGTGATCTATCTTTCGTCTATTACGTCCTCGACCTACTGCGTGATAATGTGCAAGTTCGGCACGTGGTGTTCCGCATATTACACAGTTACGATTGACCGTTGACCAATAAAGGAACGCTTTATCATTTTTGAGTAAGTCACTCGTCTTATAATTAAGTGGTATATTGTTGTGAAACACCCAGTCGAGAATAACTTCTATAACTTGTTTAGCTTGTTCTCTTGTGCAGTCGCTCAATGAGAGGCGCTTTTCATAGCCGTAGAGGACTTCTACGTAATCCATGAACAGATACCTCATATAGTCACGAGGTTGTCCTGTATAAGCTTCTATGTCATTACAGAGAGCAAATATCTTTCTGCGCTGCTTATCTGTAATCTTGAATGGATCTACAACTCTTACATCTGCTTCTACTTCGTAACCATTGTCTAAAAGTAAAGATGTTTTGTTATCTAGTTCTACTCCTTTGATGACTACAGTCGTTGTACCGTCATCTTCTGTAATGTAGTTTTTAATTACTACCATCTAATCAGTCCAATCAGAACGGCAACATATCATCGGTAATGTCAATAGGTCCAGTTGCATTTGCGAATGGATTTTTACTTTTTGTCTGTGTAGTATGTTCTTGTTGTTTTTGAGGTTGGTTGTTACCTTTGCTATCTAAGAATTCAATTCTATTTGCAATCACTCGTACTACTGAACGATTATTACCTTCTTTATCTTGGAAACGGTCTTGCTTCAAGTTGCCTTCGATTAAAACTTTGCTTCCCTTACCGCAATAGTCGTTTAATAGTTGTGCAGTTTTGCCAAACGCTACGATGTCGAAGAATGATGTATCATCTTTTTTGAATGGATTGTCTACTGCCATAGAGAAGTTAGTCACTTGTGTTTGTCCTGCTTGTTTAAGTTCTAAATCTTTAGTGATACGTCCTGTTAAAATAGTTAAATTAGTCATTCGAATTCTCCTTATACTTATTTGCCATGTTTTGTATTTTAGAAATTGTGTTTACTGCTTGTTGTTCAGTCATTGATGTGTAATTTTGTATTCCAAATTTTTGTTCAACTTGTTGCTGTGATACTTCTTTGTCTAGTGATTTCATAAGGTCAATGAAGTTAAGTACTTCTTTCTTTAGAACGCCTACTGTTTGACTACTTGCTTTGTTGTACTTTTCTTGTTTTTGTTTTGCGTCTGCGTCATCTTCGTCAGTCGGAATATTGAAGAATTTCATTAAGAAATAACGCTCTGCGTATGTGAGTGCTGTTCCGTGCGCTTTAGATACGTCGTCTTGTTGTCCTATTGCAAAGAATGGCACTTCTAATACTTCGTGAGGTTTATCTGCATTGATCCATGTGTATGTTAGTTTTAATTTAACGATGTGTTCTGTTTTGCCTTTTGCATTTGTAGTTTCAGTTACTTCTTCGTTTTCTGTATAAGGGACAAGTAATAAATTATGCTCAATCATCTTGTTTCTGATTCTGTGTAACACTTGAGATCCACTAACATATGAATAATTGTAACCTTTTGTGTCTTTAGTAAAGCCTTCAATATTAGCTTTAACGTCTGCTATTTTTTGATATAAGTTAAGTTGTTCAGTCATACTCAACCTCCTCATATTCAGTTGTTTCTGTTACTTTCTTTTTAATTGCTCTGTGCTTAGTCATGTCTATACTCACATCTTCTAGTCCTGCAAATTCTCTTGCTCTCCGTCTATCTCTCGAATAAGAAGTATCTTCTTCATTGTTAGGTTTGTTGGTGATATACAGGTCGAAAGGAGCGTCTTTCAATTTAATTAGGTATGTCACTGTTTCTTTCAATCCCAATCACTCCTTTACGCAATATATCTATTGTTCTATCCATGACTTTGATTGTTTCGTTTTGTGTTTCGCATGATTCTATAGCTTTTCTGAAATCTTTTCTAAGTTCGAAATATCTATCGCACATATCTTCGTAACGTTTGTTTAAATAGTCGTAATCGCTTTGCAAGAAATCTAAATCTATTTGGCTTTTGATTAGTTGAGAGTATTCTTCTCTAGTCAACTTGACTGTGATTAACTCTTGCATTTTCTCTCCTCCACTTGTATATTTAAGTTGTATATTTTAGTAAGTGTTTGACTGTTACTTGTTGGCGCAAGTTTCAGTCTTTTTTGTTATATCAAGCCACGTTTCCCAGAAGAATGTGCTGAAGATAAGGGTTAGCATTGAAATCCCTAATACTGTTGTGAAACCACCTCCTAAAAGTAATGTGATGATCATTGCGATAAACATCGTCATGTAGCTTAATAGATATTTCATTTATCATCTTCTCCTTTCATTTCTAAAAGTTTTTGGATGTGTTCAGGCATTACGGCCACTCCCTTCGTGTATAATGTAATTATCCCTTAATGAAGGGGGGGTGAATAAATTATGAGTATGAAACGTGATATCGATAAGATGTTTAGAAATCTTGAAAAAGATATGAAATCTGAAGTTTCTAAAAAAGCTATGAATGATAAACACGAGATCGTTTGTCCCCAATGCGATAAAAAACGAAAGATTTCATTCAAGAATGGCAAGGGTAAATGTCCTAAGTGCAAATCAACCATTACACTTGATTTAAATTGGGATTAAAATCTTTCAATTTTTCTTTTGTCTCATTCAAGATACTTTCGAGTTCGTTTAAATTAGATATTTCCATTCGAACTTTATATTTTTTTCGCTTAGCACTTCTAATCTCCTCCGCCAAGATGACGATTAGGAGTGCTATTTTAATGAGTTGTAGTTTGTTCATCGGTAAACCTCCTCTAAAGTGCCGTTTCTGACACCATTAAATTTTGTTCTATAAAGTCAATTGCCGGTCTAATCTTGATATAGCGTTTATGATTCTTGCCAAATCTGTACATACATTTCTCTTGGAACTCTTTATTGCTATAAACGTGCTTTTCTAAATCGTTTTTAGAAATTCCACTTATTTTCACAAACTCGATAGCGTCCGCAAATCCAATGTATTCCATTGCTATCACTCCTTATACTTCGTTTTCAAAGTCCATTTCTAATTGTTTGATGACATACATTGTTGATTGAGATGGAAACCAATTTGTGATCATATTCATTACGTCATCGAAATGTTTTTGTTTTAATTGTGTTCTTGTTTTAATACCAGCCATCGTATTTACGTTACTGTTAATATCTCTATATAAAGGTTTGTTAACTTCTTTATTATTAGGTAGTCCGTGAATTTGTCTGATATAAGCAACGCGTTGATGAACTGTTTTTGTTATCAATCCGTACTCTCCTGCATCTAGCTTTTGATTTTCTTTGATATCAATAACATCTGCTTTAACAGTCGCTATTTCTTCTTTAGTTTGTTTTTGTGCGTCGAACATAAGTTGCAATGCGTCCATTGGATTATCAGGAACTTGATAAGTACCTGTTTTACGAATGGAAGGTAAAACATCTTCGGTTACCCAACGTTTAAAACGTTTAGCTTTCTTTCTAATACTTTCGTTTTTACTTTGTTTAGCAGCGTCAAAGATTAAGCTGTATAAACCAGATTCGTTGATGATTACCATGTTTCGTTTTTGACCTGATGCACTAACTTGGTGCGTCAGCTTATCTTCATCATCAACATGATTTCTAATTGCATTATCAGATCTTGTGTAACCTAATATTTCTGCCACGTCTTTACCTAAAAAATATGGTTCTCCATCTACTTCTATTTTTCTTACTGGTAATTTTTCAAAATTAAATACTTGTAAATCTTGCATATTGTTTATGCTCCTTTCTGCTATACTCCTTATAAAAGGAGGTGAAAATATGAAAAGTTTTATTATTGCGTATGATTTAAATAACCAAAAGGATTATCCAAAATTAATAGAGCGTATTGAGGATTATCCTAATGTTGCTAAAATCAATAAATCAGTTTGGTTTATTAATTCAACTAATGATGCTAAAACTATTAGAAACGAATTAAAAATGTTTATTGATAGCGATGATAGTTTGTTCGTTGGTAAGCTGACTGGTGAAGCCGCATGGTCTAATGTAATTTGCAGTTCACAACATTTAAAAGATTATCTTTAGTATCGTTAATCTTGAGCTTCTCTTTTTGAGGGGCTTATTATAATTTCGTCAAATTCTTCTGCATTTTTTTATATTAGCTGCGACTTCTTCTAAACTTTCAAAAACTAATGTATATCCACTATTCTTTGTTTCTTTTACAAAAACCCTGTATAATACCTTGTTTTCAGTCATTTGAATTCCCCCTTTAAGTTAAAACTTTCTTTTTGCGTAAGTCTTTGTTAAAAAAAATATCTCTTCCTTCTTGAGGTGTTAAATCTAACGCGAAATAAATTCCATTTATTACTGGATATGAAGGTTTAGTTCTTCCGTGTATCATATTGGACAATGTATCTCTATTAACACCTATTTCTTCAGAAAGAGTTTTGATGTTGTGTCCTTTTAAAGCCATTTTTGATTTTAAAAGTTTAGTGTCGATAGGCATTTCATTTCACCACCTTTCGTATTACGTAAGTAATCTTATCATGGCTGTACAAAATAGGTCAAGCATTTTACGAAAGTTTTTAAGAAAAAATATTGCAAATCACGAAAGTTTTCCTTATAATATAGTTATAAAGTAAAAGGAGCTGTATTACGATGTGCTTTTCAAAAAGAATGAAACAATCAAGAGAAAAACAAGGTATGACTTTAGCTGAACTAGGAAGAAAAATCGGTAAAACTGAAGCTACTGTACAACGTTATGAAAGCGGGAATATTAAAAATCTTAAAAATGATACTATTGAAAGTATAGCTACTGCATTAAATGTTAACCCTGCTTTCTTGATGGGTTGGATAGAAGAAGTTGAGGAACAACCACAACATCGTGCAGCGCATCTTGATGGTGATTTAACTGACGAAGAATGGCAAGAAATTCTTGATTACGCTGAATACATAAGAAGTAAAAGAAAATAAAGGGTGTTTTATGTGGGGAAATATGAGGATATGTTAATTGAACATGACTATATTGAAGTCATTGAATGTGATAACTTACCTAAAAGGTTATCTGGCTTGTGGCTTGGAGATATGATTTTAATTAATCGTAACTTACCTATTACTTCCAAACTTGAAACACTTGCAGAGGAACTCGCTCATAACGAACTTACATATGGAAATATAGTTGATCAAAGTAGTTTTAATCATAGAAAATTTGAAGGTTATGCACGTAGGTTAGCCTATGAAAAGTTAGTCCCTCTTAAAGATATTGTAAAAGCATTTTTGCAAGGCATTCATGACTTGTATGAACTTGCTAATTTTTTTGAGGTTACAGAAGGTTTTGTCCAACAAAGTATTGCACATTATAAACAAAAATATGGCTTAACAACTCGATGTGGTGATTATGTTATAGCATTTGAACCTTTAAGAGTTTTTGAGTACAAAGAAATATAGTAGAAGATAAATCTATATATTGGTGAAAAAGTTATTTGGCTTTGAAACCAAATGAAAAATATAGGAAAGATAAATTTATGAATGATGAAATTACAATATAATTGCTAGTCAAAAGTTATTTTAATGAAAGGTCAATTTAATAAACTACATGCAAAAAGGGGACTATGAATGAAGATTTTAAACTATCATATTAGCTATGATCATATTGAGGATTTATACACTGTTACAGCCGAAACTGATAACGGAAAAACTTTTTGCTACACATTTTCAGATATGTATACTTTAAAAGAGGTTAGAGAAACGTTAGAGAGAATTGCACGTGAGATAGATGAATAAACTATGAAGGAGGTATGTAAATTGAAAAAAATAATAGCTATAATTTTTTTTAGCCTATTAGCAGTTATGACTATAATATTTGCTGAAATTGACACCCACTTTAATCATGAAAAAGTTTCTTTTGTTGCAGTTGGAGATAATTTAATTCATCCAGTTGTTTATAACGATGCAAAAACTCATCACAATAACTATGATTTTTCACCAATGTATAAAAACGTTAAACCTTATATAAAAAATTTTGATATTGCTTACATCAACCAAGAATCACCAATGGGAGGGGATGATATACCTTATTCAGGTTTTAAAAGGTTTAATACTCCTAGCGATTTGTCGAAATATTTGGTTGAATCAGGATTTAATTTAATTAACGGATCAAATAATCATGCTCTCGATAAAGGTACACATGGCGTTAATCATAGAGTTAATCTATGGGAAAAGTATAAAGAAAAAGGAGTTATGTTCACTGGTGTATACAAGTCTAAAAAAGATAATGAGAAACTTCAAATTATAAATAAAAATGGAATAAAGATAGCAATACTTAATTATACATTTGGTACTAATGGACTTAAACCAGAAAATAAATATCAAATTAATTATTTGAATGAAAATAAAATAAAGCGAGACGTCAAATACGCTAAAAAATATAGTGATGCTGTCATCGTTTCAACTCATTGGGGACAAGAAAGTCATCATTATCCAAATAAAAAACAAGAAAGATATGCTAAAATATTCGCAAATTCGAATGTCGATGCAGTAATAGGTATGCATCCTCATGTAATTCAACCGGTAAAATGGGTGAAAGGTATAAATAATCATAAAACACTTGTAGTTTACTCATTAGGTAATTTTTTAAATGGTCAAAACACTGGTAATGAAAGTAATAATCTTTGTGGTAGCATAAATTTCGATATAACAAAAAAAGGGCAGAAAATTGTAATTAAAAATGTTCATTGGAAATCCTTAGTAAATTACTATAGAGAAAGAATACCAGGCAATAAAGATTCTAGATATGATTTTACTGTTTACCCATTAGACAAATACAACGACAAAATTGCAAATGAACATGGTATGCAAAGTGGTGAAAACAAGGATATGACTAAAGAACATATGGAAAGAATTACTAATGAAATTATTGATAAAGAATTTTTAAAATCTAACTAAATTTGTGGATAGTTTAAGAAGTAAAAAAGATAACCCTAGGCACATAGGAATGCTCAGTGCATATGCACCTACCCCTTTTCGTGCCCCAGCGTTAATCCTTCTTGAGTTATCTTAATTATATTATAAGTTACATTAATTATTATTTGAAGAGTAAATTATCGGGTAGCTCGCCTACCCTATACTTTTGATATATAAGGAGTGCAAAATAATGAAAAAGTTTTTAGTTTTAATATTTGCAAGTTTGTTGGTATTAGGTGCATGTGGGCAAAGTGAGGACAACTCGAAAAAAGATGATGATAAAAAATCAGAAAGTAAATCAGATAAGAAGTCGAATGATCCAAAGAAAGATAAAAAATCAGATGATAAACAGAAATCAGACGATGATAAAGAAAAATCTGCTAATGAAATCAACGAACAAAATTCTTCAAGTACAGAGGAGAAGAATAATGAAAATCAAAATAATAATAAACAAAACACTCAAGATAACTCATCAAATGAAAATCATCAAAATACACAAAGTATTGATATAACAAATATTAAAGATAGAGGCACTTTAGAGTCTGTCATCTATGGGAATTATAGTGAAACAGAAAAAATTCAAGCTTACAATAGTGCAGTAGCAAACGGCGTCATACCTCAAGGTAATGTTATGGAAGGACCTGCTAGTGCAGCTTATGAAAGTTCGTTAAGAGTTGAAAGTGGTCAAGAAAAGTCAATTTATGAAAATGTTCCTCAAAGCTCTGGGGGTACAGATGCAGGCATGATTGATTACGATGAAGTAAATAAATCAATGCAATCAACAAAAGAAAAACCTAGTAGATGGGTTCAGGAACAAATAGAATGGGCAGAAGAAAATGGTAAGTTAAAAGACAACTAATAAAATCGTCTACTAACGATTTAAATGACGAAGCATTGATAGTGTATAAGTTACACCATATTAATTAACCTCGTCACTAGTGGCGATTTAATATAAATTAATTCAAACAAAGGAGAATGTATAATGGGTGTTGGAAATAGTAATTTAGAAATAAGACCTACACTAAGTAATTTGCGTTTTTACATAGGGCAAACTGGTAAACCTGAGCACGACCCGTTACTAGATTTTTCGTTGCTATATGAACACGCAGAATTAGGTGTTAAATTTACATTGAGTGGGCTAGACAGAATCAACAATCCTTATTCCGAAAATAATGAAATCCATTTAGTGATTTTACTTTATGATAAAACTGGAGACATTGGTTTTGAACTAAGAAACTTTTGGTCGCTTTATCTTGATGAAAAAACTATGCAAAAGAAGTTTGAAAATATTCAATTCACACTTTATAAATTTGAACCCAATAGCAAAGAATATGATTTCACCAATATTTATCAAGAATTAAAAGTAATAGCATTACCGGAAGAAATTAAAGAAAATGATATTGATAAAGATACTATGTTAAATTGGATGTCTAACAAACATTTAAATGAAGTATTTGCCACTAAAATTCCTATTTACCATAGTAAGGAGTTTAAAGATGAATAAAACAGAAAATAATAATGCTTTGAAACCGACTCTCCATGAAGAGTTTCTTAAGTTAAGATTTCCAGACGGTAAATTTCCTACACACCTTAACCATAACAACGACACCCCTGTACATGATACAATGAAAACAAATAGCAACAATCTCGGAGGTGGAAAAATGAGCGATTTTATTAAAAGAGATGAATTTGAAAACTTCAAAACTCATTTAGACAGCAAATTTGATAGACTTATAGATAAAGTAGATGAAAATAGACGAGAATTAAAAGATGATATAAAACATCAAACTACAGTCACTATATCTGTTATTAGTGCGGTTATTACTGTTATAGGTGTTTTAGTTCCGGTTATACTACACTTTATCTAAGGGTACCAGGGTACCCTTATTATTTTTTCACTTTTTTTTAGGAGGAACACGGAAAATGGCAACATTTACAGTAACAAAACGCAAAAATAAGAAAAGCTCATCATGGCAATATGATGTTAAACACCCTAGTTTGAAGTCAGGTAAAAAACGTAAATCTGGTTTTAAAACAAAAGCTGAGGCTACTAATGCAGCACAACAATTAATTAGAGATTTAGAAGATGGCAACAACATTGAAGATAATAAAAAGTTCATCGACTACTACGATGACTGGATAAAAATTAAGAACAAGAAACAGTTGTCTAGCAAACAATTCTACTGGTATGAAAGATCGATTAAATTATTCAGTGAGTATTTCGGAGAAAATATGTTAGTTAAAAATATCACACGTAGTGAGTATCAAAAGTTTTTAAATCAATACGCACAAGGTCACACTGATGAAACAGTAAGAAAAGTTCACGGTTGTCTTGCTAGATGTATTAGAGACGCGTTATACGACGGCTATTTGAAGAAAGACCCTACTTATAATGTAAATATCAAAGGGACTGAAAAAGCTAAAGATGAGAAATTTAAGTTTATTACGATAAAAGACTATTTAAACTTGCTAGATTATTTCAAGAAAAGAGATGAAGAAAGTTATGTTTTGCTATATCTATTAGGCATTACTGGCGCAAGATATAGCGATGTCATCAATATGACTTACAAAGATCTAAACAAAGCGAATGGCATAATTCATTTGCCTGGAACGAAAACAAAGAATTCAAAACGTGATGTAGAAGTTAATTCAAAAGATATCATGCACATAAATTCAAAATTAGCTAAAATGCCGCGTAGAATTGATGGCAAGTTATTCTCGGTTAGTCATACATCAGTAAATAAAGCATTTAGAAAAGCAAAAGAAGTGATAAGATTAAACGATAATAATATAACTCCCTATTCACTCAGACATACGCACACATCTTACTTACTATCTAAAGGCATACCAATCGAGTATATAAGTAAACGTTTAGGTCACGCTACTATATCACAAACGTTAGACACGTATTCACATTTATTAGAAGAACATAAAAAAGAGCAAGGTCAACGTGTTAGAGAAATATTCTCTTGA